CGTTCACAACAACAAACTTTGTAATTTTTCCTGGTAAAGTAATCTTACCTATAATTCTTCCTGTAAACCATAGATCCTTGTGATCTGAAGGAAGTTCACCGGCAGGAATCTCCTCTGGATCATAAAAATTACCTGTATAATTCTGTTCTTTATTTGCACGATATGAAATATATGCGTCGGTTCCTTCATAGTCTAAATTTCCAGTTAATTCACCAATCACATTGCCAATATTTTCCCAAGTCCAAGGGACATCTTTTGCTGGCTGCGGCATTGCTTTTCTGCCCGCTGCTGCACTTGCTGTTGTATCCTTTGATGATTTCTTTCGATTATTTCTATGCTCAAGCAAATCACTTGGATAAGCAAATGTATAACTGTTATTATCCGGATTAAATAAATCATACTGAACGGCTGTGCAAACAAGCTTCTTATGCTCCCATTGTTTTACGCCGTTTTTAACAATATAATAATTAACATCAACGCAATCGCCGATAAGAATCTTGGGCAACGTATTGTTAATTAAATGCATGTCGATTGCTTTAACGGTGAACGATGGAGCAATTCCAAAATACGTTTCCTTAACCCATTTAACCATATAATCCCAGAGTTTCTTCTGCGTGTCAGCATCTGAGAATGACATGGGTTTGTAAATCGTACCATAATTGGATTCTGCATCCCTATAGTCAGTATAACTATGAAACTCGTCGGTTAACTGGGCATCCGTATAAATATTCCTGATAAATGGAATTGGGAAAACTTTTCCTGAATATGTATGCTCTGCGTTGTTTTTATCTTTGTACTTATAACCATCTATGTAAATAGTCTTTCCGTTTGAATCTGTAGAGCCTATCGGAATAAGCTTCGTAAAAATCTGGTTAGAACGATGATCTGATGAAATATCCAGAATGTTCCTGCCGATAGTAACACTCGGCCGATTTCCATCGCCAAGATCCCTTGCATAATATTTATACCAGTCGAGATATGGCGTAAGACCATTATAGCGAACCCTCATATGTCCGCCATAATTACTGCACATATTGCTTAGAAGACTTGCAGTATCAGTCCATGAAGTAGGCTCATATTTTTCAGTTTCAGTAGGAAGCGTAACAGTAATTGTCCCTTTATTAATTACTTTCTCAGGGGCATTTGTATTATGGTTGGCAAGAACTTTGTCTAAATATTGCCCAACCGTAATTTTACTTAAATATTTATCCGGCTTGCCTTCATACTGGGTGTCCTTGAATAGGTTAAAAGTACCTTCACAAGTAATGCTTCTCGTATGAAATACAGACTGGTTTCCAATAATAAGGACTCTTCCAAAGAATATAATGTCGCCATCATATACTACGCGCAATGTTGTCTTAAATTGCTGCATTGCATCATAATATGGTGAACTGCATTCCATTGTAAAAGAGAAATTATCTGCAGCATCTTCGCTAGATTTTACCATGGGCTTTGTTACAGGAAAACCGCCGGAACTGTTTGGAATTGAGAACAGTAGCGTCTCCGTATCTACAATTTGCCCATTCATCAAATAATGATTTATATAAACATCATACACTTACAGGGATCCTCCTCTCCATGTAACACGGACGGACCCATTTCCAGATACGGTCAAAATATTTGTTCCATTACTTGCTGCGCCAAGTAACTGTGACCCTGCTGAATTTAATGTTTTTGTAACTCCGCCAAAACTTACTGTCACATTTCCAGACACCCATGTGGCAGTTGGAGTAAACGAATAATCAAATCCGTAAATCTCAAATGTCCTTTGTATACCGGTTACTGTAATGTCGTCTCCGAGTAATGTATAATAATCATAATCTGTTTCAAAATTAAAAGGATCCCATAGAAGAGGAATGGACCCTTCTTCAATTAAACTGTATTTGTAAGGTTCTAATTGATAACTAATCGTTATGCCGGAATGATCCGCTCCAGACTCATAATTACCAACCGTAAACCGTCCATTATAATAATAATTTGGATCATCCATCAAACGCATTTTCATCCGTTTACCATGCAATGCGCTTACAATTTTCATTCGGATACTTTCCCAGTGTTCCCGGTCATTATCCACATAAAAAGAAAAAGCTCCCTGGCGCTGACCATATACTGGTTTGCCTGTCAGATAATCTGTCAGATCTAGAGCTCCATCTGCGCCAGGAATTTCTACATATTTAGTCACAATCGTAGGATGTGCCACAGAAGGTCTGGAGGAAGGGATCAAGTACCAGTCTCTCCACGTGTTATACGTATCCTCAAAGTCGTAATATATTCTGCCTTCGGAAGTTCTTGTTACTAGATCTCCGAAAGACACAGAATGCTCTTCCGTATAATATGTTCCATTGGCATAATACATGGATCCTCTTCCTCCTTTTCCTTCCATTTTGATTAATTAACCTGTACCTGTTGAGACATTCTCATTGACAACCCAAATCTTATCTCCGATGCCAGAGTCAATGTAATCAACAATCTCTCCAGCAAGTACGCCAGTATCTGTAACAATCTTAATACCCTTAAAGGCTTCTTTAACATCTGTAATAGTTGCAATGTTATCGGATTTGTTAACAAGTTCAGTAAGGGACATATTAGCTGTATCAAGTTTCTCATTAACTAGCTTCAGTTCAGCAATCTGAGAATCAATCATGTCGTTAGATCCCATTGCAGCCATCATCAGATCTTTCCAGGAAATTCCTGCTGAAAGATCCATACCAAGCTGCGTACCCATTTGTGCCCTGATTGCTTCCGGATCAAAGTTAAGAACTGGAGTAATCATAGGCCTAAGCGTAGGATCTTCAATGAACGCATCGGTGATTCCATTAGAAAGAGACACGGCAATCTTTTTGCCCATTTCATAATAACCGTTTTGGAAATCTTCTCGAGACATAACTATTAAGACGGCTTCATCGAGTGTACGAATTGCCGCAGCCATCATATTTGCAGAATTGCTGTCCAACCCGGTAAATAATTTGTTGATAATATCGCTAATTGATTGATTATTAAACACAGCAAGAAGCTGTGACATATCATTAAGAGAACTCATAAGAGAAGACATAGCATCTACAGAGTTCATTAATACTTCTGATCTATCAGTAGACAAATCCTTGGGCATGGCTCTGTCAAGATTTGCAAAGAATTCACCAACTTTTGAAGCAAAAGTGGGGAGTTGTTCACCAAGATCCTTGAGCAAAACTGCGGATGTACCATAACCTCGCAAATCTCGCATGGCGTTTGCCATCCTATTTGTGATATCGCCGATAGACTTTATTTTTCTCTCTGTTTCTGCTGTAGTTTGCTCATCTTCCAAGCCTTTTAATCCAATAATATTGTCATAGAAACCTTTCATATAATAACCGAAGTCGCGAATTTGTTTACCGACATTAGACAAAGACGTGTCTCCAGAAAATACTTTTGACAATGCACTCTGGTGAAACCTAGAACTTTCAGTGACCTGAGCGAGTTCCAGGATAATACTTATAGCATCCTCAACAGCTTTAACATTATCTTGCGTATAATGAGAAGCGGCATCGCCAAGAAGCGACAATGCATTAGAAAGCATATCAAGACCGGTACTTAATGCCGATAAATCCCAGTACGACGACGCTCTTGCAAAACTTCCTTGATTCAAAGTGCTTGTATTAAATGCTTCATGCAACGCATTAAACATGTTGGACATGAGCTTAACAAAGCCTTCTTTTTGCTCTCCACCAAACAGACCAAGTAATTCCTGAAGCTTTTCATTAACATTTTCGACATTACTGAAATGCTCTAAAGCCCCAGTTAACTTCTCAAGGAAATTGGCAAAGTACACAAAAATATTGAGTTTTGCTTCAAGGGCTTTCTGATACGTTTCCATATCGGCGGTCAACTTAAGCATTTCCTCAAACGTCATGTTCAATGGTTCATTGTCAGAATTAAGATCAACATTTAGCTCTGTTTGGCTTACACCAAGTTCTTTATAAAGGGATCCAAAAACATTATAGAAGCCAACAAATAAATCTTTTATCTTTCCTACAGCAGATATGGCTTTTTCCATTTTATCGTCCAATGCTGAAAGTGCATCAACCATTGGCATAATATTAGCCATTGCATCATTTGCACCGCCAGTAAGATTCTTAGCAGCATCGCCAATAGACGAAAGAAGCATCTCAATACCAGCTCCAGCTAATCCTCCAGCAACATATGTTCCAGCACCTATTCCAAGCAGTTTTGCAAAGCCCCCAAGAGCATTGCTCAACAGACCAGTGGCCTGCTCAGATACAACTGAAATGTTTTGCTTTCCCCATATATCACTGGCCATATCTGCTATTTTTCCAAGTGAAAACAAGCCAATAACCCATGCCAATTTTTCAAACAAATTTGCAAGTTTATCAATAATATCCTCGGCTGCCTGTATTTTTTCCGGATCTCCTTCCTCGACGATACTCGAAATAGAAGAAAGAATACCGGCTATCGCAGATATGGCAATGGTAATCGCTGTCCATTTAATAACGCCAGCAACACTATCAAGCGTTTCAGCAACAGAAAGTATGTTTTTCAAATTCTTAAGAATTGTTGCTATGGCCAACAAAATAACAACAGATTTAAGGTCGTCATCAACCCAAAGTTCTTTCAGATAATCAAGAACTCCCTTGATACCACCCATAATTCCTTGAAGAATGTCTGTATCATTTTCAGCTTCATCACCAAAACCATGTCCGCCACTAGTTCCCTTTGTTGCATCATCTGCTGCTTTATCTTTTGCTTTACGAATGCTATCAAACAGTTTTGTAAACCAAGTACCAGCATTCTCTGCAATTGCTCCGGCAACTGATCCTAAGAATTTTGGTAATGTGTCAAGTAAAAAGTTCTTAATGGTTTCACCAATACGTTTAAGTGATTCAATAAGCTCTGGTTGTTCTTGTCCATAAGCTTTTTCAACTTCTTTAGCAATGCTGGTATTACCAGTAAGCACATTTACAATAAACGTTGCTATATTACCAAGAAACTCTAATGCCGAGGAAAGGCCATCCAAAATTGCCGGCCCAATTGTTTTAAATGCCTCTTTAAGCCCATTCTTTATGTTCTCAATAAACGTCCAGAATCCAGGCTTATCAGAATCCTTAGATGCCTTTTCCTGGGCCTTCTTCATTATTGCGTTAATATCATCAAAGGTCTCAAGTTTATACTCATTTTGATTAATTAAACTTGAACGACCATTGAAAAGGTTCATTACCTTCTGGAATGCCCTCTTAATATATCCTGGCAAATCTTCAGTGATAAACTTGTAAATTGTTTCTCCGAAGTTCTTAACAGATTCCTGAGCAGCATTCTCTGTTGGTTTTCCAGTAAAGATTGCAGAGAATCCCATAAAGATATCAGTAGCGGTGCCCTTAATATCTTCCCAAATGCCCTGAAATACTTTCGGAAGTTCTTCTTTAAACACCCTATCCATGGTCTCTTTTACATGATCGACGGCACTTTGTTGTTCCTCCTGAGGAATATCCTTTTCCGTGAAAATACCAGAAATGCCATCCCAGATACCATTAATAACGTGTTTAATTCCGTTCCACATTCCCTGAAGAGCGGCAGGTAATTTTTCAACAAATACCTTAACAATCTCCGAAACAACATTTGTGATGATTCCTTGTCGTTCATTATCAGGCGGATTTCCAGAGAACACATTGCTAATGCCAATCCAGATATCTGATCTGAGCGAAGAAATAGCAGCCCATGCATCGCTGATAAATCCAGGAATAATCGTAATGAAGAGATTCTTTATTTGCTCACCAACCTCTTTTAGCTTTGTAATAAGCAGAGGTTCTTCCTGTTCTTCACCTTTTTCAGCAGAATTGGCAACCATCTTTGTTAAACCCGCTGTAAATTTACCAGACTTATCTACAAATACCTTAGAGACTTCGCTTTGCTCCTGAGGATTCAGCCAATCTCCAACAGTCTCAAGTAACTTTCCGATACCTACTGCGGCCATGCCAATTCCCTGGCCAATCCAAATAGGAAGATCTTCCCACAAATTTGAAATAGTTTGACCGAGTTTATCAACAAGCTTTTGCCATGAACTTACTTCAACAGTTGTACTATCAGCAGCTTTATTGACATTTTCTTCGGCTTTCTTAGCAGTCTCTTCAGCATTTTCTTCAGCATTTCCTGTGATGATATTATACAGATTATTCCACAATTCAGTGAACACAGTTGCGGCATTATCAACGAGTTCGAGAATCTTTTCTGGAACATCATGTGTAATAAACGTTCCGATCGCAGAAGCAAACTCAGATAAAGCTTTGCCAATAGGACCCTGTTCCGGTTTATCGGTCTTTTCGCCTTTAAACAAGTTTGCAATTTTATTAGGAATATCTGCTAACCAATCAAGAACGGTATGGAATGCTTCAATCGCATTTGTCTTAATCCACAGAATACCTTCGGCAATCTTTTCAGAGAACCATTTCTGATTCTCTTCAATATTATCAGAACCGGTAAAGATCCTCGCGATTTCATTAAGAAGAGTAAGACCAATGTCCTTAATAGTATTAATAATATTTGTCAGATCAATCCCAAGAAAAGGCTTCTCAAGACGATTTTCAACTTCTTTGCTTGTTACTTCCTTATTGGAATCTTCGGGTTTACCAAACAAAGAATTGATTATAGTTGAAATGATATCGCCGGTTCCTTTGATGGCGGATTTGATATACTCCGGAATCTTATGGATAAACTCTTTGACGGATTTTATAACAATATCAAGGAAAGAAGAAAATCCTTTTTTGTACCGATAAGTGAACGTCTTAACTGACTTTTTGCCATTCTTATCAGTAACGGTTCTTTCACGCGTTACTTTCTTGCCAAATAAGAACTCATCAATAGCATTCCAAAGATTCGCTATAAAATCACCAGTGCTTGTCAAAAATGTCTGGATCTTATTCGGAAGATCCTCAAACCATGCTTTGATGGAAGCTACTGTGTCTGCTATGAACTGATCAAACTGAGACAAGATCTTTTCATCGGCCTTGGCTTCCTTCTTGTTTGATGCATCAGTAGTGGCTTTTTCGGCAGCTTTTCGTCCGAATACAGTATCAAATACATCGTCGATCCAGTTACCTATTGTTCCGATGCCGTCAATAATCTTCTGAGGAAGATTGATAATAAAATCTTTAATGCTGGCAATTAAACCTGTAAGCCATTCTCCAAAGGGTGTAAGGACTTCCTCAGACTGTTTTGATGGATCCTTTTCGGATGGATCTTCAAATATCATTTTGCGAATGGTTTCGTAGATATTCGCACCAAACGCCCGAACTTTATTTGGAATATCCTTGATAAAGTTTCCAACATCGATGATCGCCTGATTAACCCATGCTTTGGCGCTCTGAACAAACTCATTCGTGTTGAAGAAGTTCATCAGCCTTGAGAAAACGCCGCCCTCTTGTCCGGAAGCATCCTTGCCCTCTCCATCAGTCAATCCAAGCAATTCACGAATATCGCCAATCAATGCGTCGAAGAAACTACGAATCGCGCCAAGGCCTTCCGTACAAGCTTGCTTAATCCCTTCAAAATCTTTGCGAAGTCCTTCGATAACTCCTGCACCATCTTTTACTTGTGCAGATTTCACACCGAGCAATTCAAGTACAAGACCTAATGCGTCTGCAAAGAACTGAATATTAGCGGTTGCAGTGCCTAATGCCATCTCGGCAATAAACTTACCGACATCACCTAAGAACCCGATAATTTCGCCAAGTGTTTTAGCAATAGGCTCAAGAGCAATAAATACATTATCGATACCATGCTCAAGATCTTTAAATACTCCTGCTCCGCCTTTTGCCGATGCATCTTCCTTTAAGGTCGCTAATGGCTCTGTAACTTTTTCAAGTAAAAGCATGAACCCATCAATGACAGGGCTTAGCGTATAAAATGCTTTTTCAATAGCGCTAAACGCAATAGCAGATAACCTGGCAAAAATCATAAATACTGATCCAAGATTTGCAAACACCTGACGAATTCGTTCAATTCGTGTAGGACCATCTTTTACGGTCCTTTCATTCATGAACGTCTGAAAATTCTCAGCAGCTGTTTTTACTCTTAGAGTAAAATCGCGCAGCCTCATGGTAAGAACTTTCAGCCTTTCACCGATTCCTTCAAGAGTCTTTTGCTTTTCACCTTTATCAAGATCGGCATTAAGCTCATTAAATCCAGGAAGGATTTGCATAAATGTTTTAATGAATATACCCAGCGCATCTGTAATATTAACAATTGACTGCCTGAGTATTTCTCCGCCAGTACCCCTGCCTAATGCGTCAACCTCGTCCCAATATCCAAGAATCGCATTACGATACTCACCGATTTTATAAACAACGTCAGCAAGTTCGCCTTCTGCTAAAGCTGTAAAGAATTTCGAAGCTTCTTCCAGTTTACCGAATAAATGCTCAAACGTCGTACTCCAACCAGTTGAAACGACATCCTTCAATGTATTTATAACATCTGTAAAGCTTCGTGCTTCACGAGCAGCTAAATATGCATTAACAGCTGTTTCGCCGAAGTCTTTCTTTGCGGCAGCAATGGCCTCATCAATAGACTTATACTTATTCTTATACTCTTTAAATTTCTGCTCATCAAAGAAGAAAGTCCCACCAAATAATTCGTCCATAACTTCTGAAGTTACGAAGTTATACCGCAGCATATCCTGAAGATTCTGCGTTGTAACTTTTTTACCGGCAGTAACTTTCTTGTTGAATTTATTAATTGTTTTATATGAACCGTCAGCCTGCTTCTGAAGCGTCTTGGCTGCAACAGCAGCATCGAGTAACTTCTCTTTAAAGTCAACGGTCGTCATGTTCAGAAGTTCCAGACTGCGATAATCGGTGTATTTCAATGTACCGCTAGAATACGCCTGCGAAAGATTATAAAACGCACGCTGGGCATCCTGGGCATTAATACCTGCATTTGCACAAGCATTTGCGATACCCTCTACACTTCTCGTTGCTGTATCAAGGTCAACGCCTGCTGAACGCAATTTACTCAGTGCATCGGTCATCTGGCTCAACGAATATGAAGTCTGGTCCGAATACTCGCGGAGCCTTCCGATTGCCTCATATGCACTGTCTTGTGATTCACCAGCGGCCATCATCGTACGAACAGATGCTAGCATTTGCTCGTACTTGCTCATTCCGGCAGCGATCTGATCTGTACTTATGCCTTTAATAAAGCCCTTTACACTCTGCTCCATATGCAGGAATACATCAGCAACTTCCTGGGCAAGTCCACTCAGGATCTTCTGCTTAATCATTCCTACAAAGGTAGTAAAACGTTCGGTCAAAGTATTAAGGGATTTGCTCATCGAGTCTGTGGATTCTTTTGTTTTCTCAGCAAGCTCTTGAACGCCCTTCGTAGCATCCTTTAGATCAAGGCTCTTCTTTAACTCATCAAGCTTCTTAAGTGTTTTGTCAACGCCTTTTTCGAAATCTGATGCGTCAAATTTTGCAGCTACGATCCGCTCATCAACTGATGTTGCCATGCCGTCTTACCTCCTCCCACGCCTCGTTAGCCATCCCCTGAAAAACTTTTTCAATTGCTGGATTAATATAGTCTGTTCCTTTAACAAATCCGCCGTTTCGTGTAGCATGCCCATACTGAAGCAAAATTGCCACGTTTACGCCGTTATTGATGTTTGAATTGGACCAGACGATTTCGTACTTACCGTTCTCATTCTTAACAAGACTATATGTCCAGCTTTCAGCAGTTTTTCCAGAATCTTTTGGTGTTGCTTCTTTTAAAGTTTCAACACCACGTCTTCCGTATTTCTCAAGAATCGGTTTCACAAACGGACCAATATGAAGGGTTTTAACAAGGAACTTTTCAAGTTTGTTGAAATTTCCTCTATGCTCAAAATTAACTTTCATATAACCCTCCATTATCCTTTACTTCCGCTTGCCGCCCTCCTTGAATTATTGAGTGCCGCATTCATGGCATAAATCTCAGCTTTGCTCATCTGCTGTGGGTTACCTTTCGCATTGCAAACCTTAATCAGCGTAAGCAATCTGTTTAACCGCCATTTTTCGCATTCAAAAGGGATCCCGTTACTAACCATCCAGTAATAAATCAGTTCAGAAGTGGGTATCTCAGACTTTCCGCCTTTAGATTTCCTTCTGTCAGATACTGTAGTGGCCGTAGCGGGATCCATAATATATTCTTCGATCTTCCTGACATTATCGTACCCCATCAGCTGAAAGACCTCATCTGGTACATCCTGGTTGATCGTCATGCACCGGATATAGTCAATAAATTCAGCTGGAGATTTTTCTTTATCTGTCAGAAAAGGTTTCTTCCATTTTGATTCCCATTTGGAGATGGAGACAAGAGAATGCTCCAATTTCAATGTACAGGCTTTACAGCTCACAAATTCGTTGGTAGCCTG